GGACCATTTTAACAACTTATTACTACCTATTATTTTAGCACCTTCATATAAAACCTCTATAGATCTATTTACTTTTGAAAATCTTGATCTAGCATCTTTTGGTGGATTAAATGTATCTGTTTTTTCTATTGCTTTATCTGCACCAGAAGAAGTTTGTTTTATTTTATATACTTGGTTATTATAACTTTTATATTCAAAATATAAAACATAAACATAATTATTATCAGGTGAATCAGCACTAGCGTATGTTTTATTGTACATTAAAGAACTACTACCTAAACCTTCTATTTCTTTAATATCATCATCGGTTAACTCTGGATATTGTTTTTTTAAATCAATTAAATTAACTCTTCTAACTTCGCCTACATAATATATATCATCAAAATAAGGTGATTCAGTATAAGAATATACTAGATCAGATGGATCAACATATTCTAACTTTATACCCTCAGCTGTATTAAAACTATTTTTTACAGCAGCAATACCTATAACAGCTAAATCATAATCTAATCTTTTCTTTAATAAATCATATTTATTATAATCAAAAACATTATTTATAGCTTCCTCTTCAGCAATTTCAATACTTTGTTTGTAATCTAGCTGCATGTGTAACTCCAACTCTTCTTGTGTTTCAGGTAAAGTTTCTATTGGGTTATTATACATGTTCAAACCAAATTGTTGTTGAACATTATCAAACAACTCTTTGTTTTGCATATCTCTTACTATAGAGTTGACGTAATCAGTTCTTACGTCTATAGAAGCTTGATCTTGTGAATAAGCTTTTATATCATATAGTCTTTCACCTATACCATTTACAACTATATCTACAAATTTAGGTATAATAGGTACTGGTTTCCAGTCTAAATTAAGATAAGATAAATCACCATTAATTGATAACTCATCTTTATATTTTTGTATAGATTGCTCTCCTCTAGCATATAATCTTAATCTGTGAAATTGATCTCTGTTTGCATAATATCTAACACTTCCACTTGATCTTTTAAACCATTCTGCTTCTATGCCTTTAGCAATTTCTAAGCCATACACATTTGAAGATTTTTCTTCATCTGAAACTGCTTGACTTGGAAAGCGTCCTTTAGGTAATTGTTTTGACATTTATTCTATTATTTTTGAAATGTAACCTTTATTATCGAATTTTTTAAACCCAAAATCTAATTTTTTTACTATTTTTTCTTGTTTAGGAGCGTATAAGTGCCTATTACAAGCCATTATTGCTAATCCTGAGCTAATAGTAGCATCAAATTTTGTTCTGTTTGTAATATTAAACTTTGACCAATCATTAAGAGTTCTATTAAAGTAAATATTACCATATGTACCGTCTGATTTTAAACCTACATATTGTTGTATATAAGTTTCTATAGCTGCGGCATGTGCTTGTTTTATATCTTCACCAGTATTAGGTATACCACCTATTTCTTTTTCTGTTGTAGATAATTTATTATGTGTTTTATCGGGTCTATTCATTGAGTAACCCCTGTAACCACGCCTTTTTAAATAATATAATAATCTTGGTTTGTTATTTTCTGCTAATATAGGCATACCATAAAATACTAATGCCATCAATATATCTTCAAAAAATATTTCTGCTGTTTGTGGTCTAGCAATATATTCTAAAAAAAACGTATTAGGAGGTGCATCCTCCATGCTAAATTTTGTTAATCCATGTAAAGATCCTTTAGATCCTTTACCATCTACAGTTCCTGATATATCATAACTATCACAACCAAAAGCACCAATATGTTCATTGCCTGGATATTTAAAACCATTCCTTAATAAAACATTGTTTTGTAAATTAGGTGATGGTATCCATGATATTTCAAACCTACCATTTAAATCAGGATAAAAGCTCACTATAGTATCTTTAATCCCATTTAACCACTGAAAGTTACCTTTAGTTGTATTACCAGAAGATCTTAAACCTTCATTATAGTCAATTTGTTCGTATATCTTAACTAAATTAAATATACTATTTTTTGTTTCATCTCTAAATGCATGTTCTTCAGTTCTTGGAAATTGTCTATAAAATTCATTTAAAGCATCGTGACTATTTTTTAAGCCATCTGCTTCATTTTCCCAGTGCTCAATAACTCCGACGTCGATGCTATCATTATAAGGTCCTGCAATTGGTTTTTTTGGTGTATCGAACACAGGTATTCCATAAGTATCAATGTATCCCTCGTAGTTCCATTCCATAGGTATGAACAAACTATATAATCCAGAACGAGTTTGTCCGTTTTTATTTCTTTTTGTAACGTCTGAATCATAATATAATTGTTTAAAATTTTCGCCACCTTTATCTAAAGCGTTAGATGTTGATCCCATCATACACTTACCAATAATTCTACTACCTAATCTTAATGTTGTTTTAGTTACCCGCCAGTTATTTAAAATGTTTTCTGGTCTTTCCCATTTACCAGCTTCATCATGTACAAGTAGTTGTAATTTTTCACCATCATAACTATTATCACCCGTGTTTTTCCAATCAATAGTTGTATCTAATCCTGTTAGTTCTTCTGTTTTTTGTTTAGATAATATATTTCTTTTTGTAAACTTACTAGCTGGTACTCTATAAGCTAATTCTGTTTTTGGCCGATCCATACCATCTTGTATGGGTTTAAAGAAAAACGGGTAGTTGACTGATATTGGTACAACTTTATCTGTGAACATTTTTTTTGCGTCTGCACCAGACTTTGATAATATACCAAATCTTGCGTCTGAAGAGATAGTTGCTTGTCCAACTGTTTCTGAGCTGGCCATAAACGAAAATCCACTTCTTCTGTTTTTAAGGTAACACATCCCATAACATCTATCGTCTGCTTTACAGGCTTCCCAAAAAATGAAGAATAATCTGTTTGCTTCTCTAAACTCTGGCTTCCCAACATCAATCTTGGTCCATTGCAAGTACATATAATGAGAACCAGTGATATAAGTAATATTATCTTTGTTGCTGAACCAATAACCTTCGTCGCGTTTGGTAAATTCTCTATCAATATAAACATACCATTTATTTTTAAAATCATCTGGTAAATCTTTCCAATCAAATATAGTTTTAATTTTTTCTAACTCTTTTGGATACTCATTTACCTCCCATTTATTATTTCCTTTTTCAATTTTTTTTGGTTGTTTTGGTAATGCAATTTTTAAATTCTGTATGCTATACACATCACCTATTTGTCCAGTTTTACTTATAACAATAACATCATGTTCTTTATTATAACCGTATTTCCAATATTTTTTCTTATTTAACCTATGTATGGTTGTTTGTTTTATAGGTTTTATAATTTTATATAGGGTTTGTTTGTACATTATTTTGATCTTCTTTCAGCAAAACCTTTAAATGTGTTTTCTTTTTGTTCTACTGGTTTATTATCTAATAAAGCTTTTTCAGCCTCAATACGGTTTAATATTTCAAAAGCATCGAATATAGCTAGCTTTTTTGTAGCTGCTGCATTTTTTAATCTATCAGCTGAAACATCATCTTCTGTATCAACTATTTCTTCTTTAGCAACTTTTATAAGTTCATTAACCGCTCTGTAACCAGCTTGGATTATATTCTTTTTCGTTTCCTTTATATTCATATTTAATACAAATTGATTTTATTGGTACTCTATAAAGTCTTTCGTTGTTTATTATAAATTCATATTCACTATCTGGTGTAAAACCTATAAGATCTTGTTTTTTAATATGTTTATTGTCAACATATTTTATAATACCCGTGTTTTCTTTTTCTTTATTTGTAGAAAACTTATCATCGTTTGATATCGGTTTAACAAAACAATATTCTTTTATAGGCTTCCATTCCGTTCTATGTCTGTAAGCAAATATTTGATCTAAATAAACAAAATACATACCATCTACAAAACTACTGCTACTATCTTTTTCATTACCTCTAATATCATTAAACCTTCTAAAAACATTATGATGTACTATTATTTCATCACCTTGTTTTATAGGTGATTTAACGTTTATTGGGCAATGTATGACTTTAGCGTTTCTACTAACAAATTTATGATCTTGTATTTCAGTGTTTAATATAAAATCTTTATCACCAATTTTTTTAGTATTATTATATCTTTTTTCTATAGGTTTTATTATAAAATAATATAAGCTTTGCATTAATATTCTAAATTATATTCTATACTTATAGCCATGTTTTTATTGAAATCTTTCCAAGGTAAAACATCTTGACCTTTTTTAATGAATATACTAAATTTTTCTTCTTTTTCTATTATATCACATATTTTGTGACCACCATATACTTCTTGTCCTACAGAATAATGCATAGCTGAGTCTTTGTAGTCTCTACCTACACTAATTTTTCTAATTAAATTCATATTCTATTTTATTTGTTTTATTTTTTTAAAACAGATGTTACTTTTTCTCCACTACGTCCACCAAAATATGCTAATACAACTGCCATCATTACTTTTTCAAACGTGTCGTTCCATGTTTCACCTATATGAAATGGTATTGAATCAACACTATCAAGTAATCCAGCTAATGAAAATATAACAATACACCACACTAAAACTAGCGGGCGTACATTTTTAGAAAGCCACGAGTCTGATTTTGAATCTGCTTCCCATCTTGAAGTTATAGCTTCCATCTCCTTATTTTGTTGCTCGTATATAAGTTGTTGTAATTTTATTTTATCATCAGCACTTACATCTGATTTACCTATTGCAGCTATAGCTTCACCAGGTGAAGTTACACCTTTAAGTACATTACCTAATGTTGGGTTAACTATAGAAGCTGCTCCAAACAAAAGTTTACCAACTGTACTTTCTGCAAATTTTTTCTTTGGCTTTGACATTATTTTTTTAATTTAAATTGTTTATCGTATGGTACTAATCTATTTAAAGCTTCTCTTCTGGCTTGGCATCCACAAGGTACGTTTAAACCTTTTGAAACTTTATCTACAATGGTTTTAATACCTGTTGCTTTTGTTACTTTATGTATTGTATCTCCTAATCCTTTTGATTTCATTATCTTATTTGGTTATAAAATTCTTGCCTTTGTTTTGTTATACTATCTCTTTGTGTCCAATATTTTTCATCTCCATACTTTTCTCTTCTTAGGTAATCATTCCACCCTTTATGCATACCTTGTTCTCTTGAGTGCATTTTAATATTGTCATCGCCTTTAAATTTTTCTCCTTCAGCCCAAGCTGGGATAACTTCATTAGGACCCAAACCTCTTACAAACTTTTGTTGTTCATATAAAGCACCTGATTCAGGAAAACGATTTACATATTCTTGTAATTTTCTATTTCTGTCATAATACCCAGGTGATAAGTACTGACCAGATCCAGGTCTATTTATATCTAAAATAGCGCCTAAAAATTGGTCATAACCTGGTGATGCTAAATTAAAATCACGTGTATTATAATACATGTTTTTCCATCCCATAGAATGCACTTTTTCATGTTGATAAGTACTAAATTTACTGTCTGTTTTAGCTTCAAGTTGGTCAATGGGCTTAACATCAATGTTTGAATATCTAGCTACACCAAATGCACCTTGGGTTCTATTGTAACCTCTTCTTGTACGTATTACATTACCATCGATATCCAACTCAGTGGTTTTTTGTAAATAATCTTCATATATTGGTGCTTGTAAACCACGATTTAACATTTCTTGAAATAAAAAATCATTAAAAGTTCTGTTTTGAAGATATACAGGATCTTGATCCATATACAAAACACCAGGTTTATTAGCTAAAGTAACACTATCAATAGGAAAAAAACGGTCAATTCGTTTAGCTGTTTTTTGACTGTATTCACTATTTAAGTTTAAGGTTTTACCTGCGCCACTTGCACCATCATATACATCTGCAAATCTTTCACCACTTTGTACTAAATACTCAGGTTGATCGTAGTCATCAACCGTAGTTATTTTATTTTCGTTCGGGTAGAAAAAGGTAGAAAAATTTAATTTTTTATTAAATATATCCACAAGCCTATCAACTCTTTGGTCAGGAAAAGCTTTTAATAAATTTTGGTTTGCTTCAGCTGATCCTGGCGCTACACGTTGTGTTCTTTTATTTACATGAACAGTATTTAACCTTTCTTTACCTTCAGCATCTAGGTATCTTCTAGTTTCTTCATCATAAATAGTTCTGAAAGATTTTTCACCTATTTCCATAAAAAAAGGTCTAAATCTTCTTGCTAGATCTTCTCTTAGTGAAGGATCTATATTGTTTTTTTGTAAATTGTCAACATATTGAGAAAACTCTTCTCTTGTTGGTTCAGTACTAAAATCATATTCCTTAATACTATAATCTTTTTTTATTTTTTCATTTTGTAATGAAACTTCAAAATCTATTCGTTTTTCTTTTCTAGAATAATTATCGATTATTTCTTTAGTATTAGCTAAAGATCTATTATCACTAAAAATAATATTGTCAGATATTACTTCTCTTGTTACAGGTTTATTTAAATTACTTCTAATTTTATTTAAAAGTGGATTTTTACTTTTATTTAAAAGTTTATTAATTGTAGGATCCATTATTTTTCACCACATTTTTTACTTGGATTACTTACTTGAACCCAATTTTCTTTATTAAACCAATCACGTAATGTGGCACCTTTTTTTCTAGCTCCTTTTACATTTGACTTACTAGATCTTTTATACTTACCACCTTTAGCAGCTTTACGTTTAGCTCTAACTACTTTAGCTCTTTCAGCTTTACTCATAGATCTAACTTTAGCAGCTGGCAAACATACTTTTCTAGTACCACCACCTTTTGTTTTTTTCTTAGGCATTACTTTTTACTTTTTTTTTTACCACCACCAAACTTAGAAGGTCCTCCAGCTTTAGTACATCTTACGCCCCAACCAGAAGCATAAGCACTAGGCCAAACCTTAAATTTTCTTTTTGCAGCAGCTTTGCAAGGTCCACT